GCTGGTGCAGCTATTACAGCTTCAACAACAACTTGTTCTATTAACGCTTCAACCTTTGTAGCTACCGCTTCTGCTGGTACTTACACTTCACCTACAACCGCAATGGCTTCTGGCGATTATGGTTGGTTTAGCAAGGCTTCAGTCTAAAAAATTGAAGAAATAGTAGTAAGCTAGGGACTTCCTCACAAGGGGAGTCCCTTTTTCTTTTAATAACCCTAACCACTTAGGAGATTTAAATGGCTATCGAGTCAGATGTAAGAAACGCAGACGCAAACTTAGCAGTCACATTCTATAAACGGTCAGTAAAGCAAGACATGGCTTCTGAAGAAGCTGGCAGACCGATTTTTAAGGAATTTGATTTTATAAGAATCATGGTGCCTGGCGATAATTTAAGTGAAATTGACACTTATGCCCAAGAGTCCCATAAACAGCGTTTTCCACGCCATTGGGCGCATTATCAAAACCAAGAAGGCACAAACCAAAGTTTTGAAGGCACACCGATTGAACAATGGCCTCAAGTAACCCGCAGCCAAGCTGATGAATTAAGAGGAATTAAGTTTCCTACTGTTGAGTCTGTGGCTAACTGTTCAGACCAACAATTACAGCGTATTGGCATGATTGCAGGTATGTCGCCCCATTCTTTTCGTGAAAAAGCCAAGGCTTTCCTTAATTTAGCGTCAGATTCAGCCGAAGTAGCACAAAGAGAAGCAGAATTGCAAGCATTAAAAGAAGAAAATGCTAAAATTAAGGCTGAAACAGATGCGAAGCTATCCAAAATGCAAGAACAAATGGAAGCGCTACTTGCGGCTGTTGCGGAAAAAACACCTAAATCACGCAAACCGAAAGTAGTAGAGGCCTAATATGTCCCAAACGATGTTGCAACTGGTTCAGCAAGTCACAGCAGAACTTAACCTAGCAGTACCTACCTTTGTAGCTGGAAATCAGTCACAAGATGTTCAACAAATCTTGGCGTTGATGAATGGTGCTGGTTATGACTTGGTTAAAGAATACGATTGGCAAGCCCTCCAGGTGCAATATCGCTTCTACACGCAAGCTATCAATACCACAGGAACTTCTGTAAATGGTAGCTATATAGTAGTTGCCGACATTAACACCAATTTAAGCAATGTAACAACCCAATGGCAGGTTACAGGTACAAATATTAACCAAGACACCAATGTAGTGTCAGTTAATAACACCACAAAAGAAATAACTTTAAGTCAAATGGCTTCTGGCACGGGTACAGGAGAAATTGTTTTATCTCAAATTGCATACGATTTACCAGCCGATTTTGAAACCATTACAGACCGTACTCAATGGGATAAAACTAAGCATTGGGAGGCCCTTGGCCCTGAAAGCGCCCAACAATGGCAATGGTTAAAGTCTGGCTATATCTCAACTGGCCCACGCATTAGATGGCGTATTTTGGATAACCAATTCCAAATATGGCCTCCAATGAATACTCAAGAGTATTTAGGGTGGGAATACCGCAGCAAAGGTTGGGCAAGGGCAGCTAATGGTGCTATTAAAAATAGCTTTACTGTTGACTCAGATACAACTGTATACGATGACCGTTTAATGGTTATTTATACAAAACTCAAGTATTTTCAAGTTAAGTCTTTTGACACTACTGCATTGCAACAAGATTACCAGCGCTATTTAAGCGTTGTAAAAGCTAATGACAAAGGTGCGCCAAACCTGTCATTTGCCCCATACCCAAGCAAAGTGCTTATTGGTTATGCCAATATTCCTGATACTGGTTATGGAAGCTAATTATGGCGCAGCCTAAACAAAGAAGTGCTGTAACAGCCTCAGTTTCTAGCCCTATTGGAGGTTGGAACGCTAGAGATTCTATTGCCGAAATGCCACCGTTAGATGCGGTAGTTTTAGACAATATGTTTCCTACACCTACTGATGTTCAGTTGCGTCTTGGTTATACCAAAGCTAGTGTTTTAACTACAACAACTGGCGTGCAAACTATTTCTAGTATTACTGTTTCGGGAATTACTGCAACCCTTACTACCGCAGCAGCGCATGGCTTATCTACTGGTAATACAGTTTCAATTACTGGTGCTACCCCTGCTGGGTTTAATGGCGTTTACACAATAATTGTTACCAATTCGACTGTTTTTACTTATAAACCTATTGCTGTACCAGCAGGAAACGCTACAGTAGTTGGTGTTTATGCAATAGGAATAACAACACCAATTAATTCTTTAATGAATTATGCTGGGCCTTCTACTCAAGATTTATTTGCTGCTGCTGGCACAAAAATTTATGATGTTTCTGGCCCTGTTGCTGTTGCCTCGCATACCATTTCCAATGACAAAATGCAGCATGTCAACATTACTACTGCTGGTGGGCATTTCCTAGTAGCTTGTAATGGTCAAGATGCCACTACCTTTTATAACGGTACTAATTGGATTAATATTGCTTCCACAAACACGCCACAACAAGTAAATACCATTACTAGAGTAGGTACTTTAGCTACTGCTACTACCAATGTGGCACACGGTCTTGTAACAGGCAACCAAATTGTAATGGCTGGGGTTACACCAGCAGCTTATAACGGCACTTTTATTATTACCGTATTAAATGCTACCCAGTTTACTTATGTTATGGCAAGCACGCCAGCATCTAGCGCTACAGCTAACGGTACTGCTTATGCTATTACTTCTATTACCAATACAGGCACAGGCGCATTAGTTACTACTGCTTCTGCCCATAATTTGTATACAGGTAACATTATTGTAGTCACAGGTTCTACTCCTGCAGCTTATAACGGTACTTATGCCATTACACGCCAAAGTGCTACAACCTTTACCTATGCTTTAACGACTAACCCAGGCGGTGATGCCACAGTACAGGGAACTTATAGCGTTGCAGCAAATACCATTACTTTTTTAGCCCATGATGGGACTACAGCTAATGTAACAACTGCCACAGCGCATGGTTTATTAACTGGTAACCAAATTACTGTTTCTGGTTGTACTCCAGCCGATTACAACGGTACATTTATCATTACTCGCCTAAATGACACGCAGTTTAGGTATGTCATGGCTACAACCCCAGCTACAGACGCTACCGTTATTGGTACTTATGTAGTAGTTGCCCAAACTATTAACACCAATGTGCAAACAGGTATTGTTGCAAAGCTAACAACCCCTGTTAACCATGATTTAGTTACTGGCGACCAAGTTGTTATTTCTGGTTGTGTGCCAACTGCTTATAACGGCACATATAACATATTTGTTATTAGTGCTACAGAATTTAGCTACATTATGGCTTCAGCACCTATTACAGGGGCTACAACCGTAGGTACTTACGCTACTTATCAAGGCACTTACAGCATTAATTACGCCATTACAGGTGTAAATAGTAACAAATTTATTCATGTAAACCTGTTTAAAAACCGTTTATATTTTACCGAAGAAGGCAGTATGAGAGTCTGGTATTTACCAGTTAACTCTATTGCTGGTGCAGCAGAACCCCTTGAATTTGGTGGAATTGCACGCAACGGTGGCTATATTCAAGCTATGGCTACTTGGACTATTGACGCTGGACAAGGTGCTGACGACTATGCAGTCTTTGTAACTAGCATGGGCGAGGTTATTGTCTATAACGGTACAGACCCTAATGACGCTGCAACCTGGGCATTAAAAGGTGTATGGCAATTAGGCTATGTATTTGCAAGACGCTGTTTTTACAAGTTTTCTGGCGACATTTTATTGCTTACCCAAGACGGTTTAGTACCTTTGGCTTCTGCATTGCAGTCTAGCCGCCTAGACCCTAGGGTTAACCTTACTGACAAGATTTACTACGCTATTTCTCAAGCAGCTACGCTATACGGCATTAATTTTGGTTGGCAGATTGCTTTTTATGCAAGCCAAAATATGTTAATTATTAATGTGCCAATTAATTCAGGCATACAGCAATATGTCATGAATACTATTTCTAAGGCTTGGGCTAGTTTTACTAATATTAGCGCCCAATGTTGGGAATTGTCTAATGACCAAATGTACTTTGGTGGTGCTGGTTATGTAGGCCATTTCTGGAACGCTTATTCTGATAATGGCAATAACATTAATGCGTCAGTCCAACAAGCCTATAGCTATTTTGACGCTAGAGGTCAACTAAAACGCTTCACTATGATTCGCCCTATATTCCAAACAGATAATGGTATTCCTTCTGTTTTGACAGGTATAAATGTGGATTTTGACACCCAAAACAACCTTGGTACTGTGTCATTTAACGCACAAAACGCCCAAATTGGTTCTTGGGATAACGCTATTTGGGATGAATCCCAATGGGGTGGTGCATTGTCTATTACTAAGTCATGGCAAGGCGTTACAGGTATTGGTTATTCAGGCGGTGTAGTAATGAAGATAGCTTCCCAAGGTATTGATGTGCATTGGGCTTCAACTGATTATGTAATGGAAAGAGGGGGTGTTCTCTGAGGCAAGTTGTTACTGCTGACCAAGACTATATGCGTGCTTGGTTGGGTAATAAATTGGGCGAGAAATTGCCAGAGAATACCACCTGTATAGGGCAGCAAATAGATGGTAATTTAGTAGCGGTAGTAGGGTATTGTGGCTTTCGCACAAAGTCGTGTGTTTGCCACATTGCCTCGGTAGGTGAAAATTGGATGTCCAAAGACTTCTTATGGGCTATCTTTGATTATCCCTTTAATAAACTAGGAGTTAGCGTTATACTTATCACGATTTCGTCAAATAATGACGATTCATTAAAGTTTAGCCGACACCTTGGTTTTGTAGATAAAGCGTATAT